TGGAGTATATAGCGCGTCCTCAATCTGCTGAAATGTTTTTTGAAGATGTATTAATGGCATTAGTATTTTATGGAATGCCAATACTATGTGAAAATAATAAACCAAGATTATTATATTATTTAAAAAGGAGGGGATATCGTGGATATTCCATGAATAGACCAGATAGAACTTGGAATAAATTATCAACTACAGAAAAAGAAATAGGTGGTATACCAAACTCAAGTGAAGATATAAGGCAAGCTCATGCTGCTGCAATTGAAACCTACATAAATTCACACGTTGGAATTAAATCTGACGGTACTTATGGCGATATATATTTTAATGAAACATTAAATGATTGGGCTAAGTTTGATATAAACAAAAGAACAAAATTTGATGCCGCTATAAGTTCAGGATTAGCAATTATGGCATGTAATAGGCACTTATATAGACCAAATGCTGAAAGACAAAAATCAAAAGTTAACATTAACTTTGCAAAATACGAAAATAAAGGAACTTTATCAAAAATAATAAGAAACTATGGCTGAGTCCGTTATAAAAAGTTACTTCCCAAGCCAAACAGCTAGCGACGACGAAAAACTATCACAAGATTATGGTTTAAAAGTAGCTAGAGCTATAGAGAATGAGTGGTTTAAGAAAGATAGAGGAGTCAATAGATTCTTTGTAAATCAAAATAACTATCATAAACTAAGATTATATGCTAGAGGGGAGCAAAGCATACAAAAATATAAAGATGAATTATCAATTAATGGAGATTTATCTTATTTAAATTTAGACTGGAAACCTGTACCTATTATACCTAAATTTGTAGATATAGTTGTAAATGGTATTGCAGAAAGAACATACGATATTAAAGCATATTCACAGGATCCATATGGGGTTGCTAAAAGAACTCAATACATGGAAAATGTTTTAGCGGATATGATGACGAAAGAATTATCTGAATACGCTTTACAAGAATTTGGTATGAATATTCAAAGCACACCTGCAGATAAATTACCAGAAAATGAAGATGAATTACAGTTACATATGCAACTTGACTATAAACAAGGAATTGAAATAGCTGAAGAACAAGCAATACAAACTGTTTTTAATCAAAATAATTATGAAAACACAAAGAAAAGATTATTTTATGATTTAGCTGTTTTAGGAATTGGGTGTGTTAAAAATACATTTACACAATCTGAGGGTATTAAAATTGAATATGTAGACCCCGCAAATATTGTTTATTCATATACAGAATCCCCTTATTTTGAAGATATATATTATGTTGGTGAAATAAAAAATATAAATGTTAATGATCTTAAAATGCAATTTCCAAATCTTACAGATGAGGATTTAAAAAAGATTACACAACAAGGAAGTCAAGATTATAATACATATAATAAATATAACACCCAAGTAAACAATAAAGATAATAATTCAGTTCAAATAATGTACTTTAATTATAAAACTTATATGAATGAAGTTTATAAAGTTAAAGAAACTGCTACTGGTGCTGAAAAAATTATTAAGAAATCTGATGCTTTTATGGCAACACCTATTGAAGGTGAATTAAGATTTGAACGCATTGCAAAAAATATTGAAGTTTTATATGAAGGGGTATTTATTCCCGGAGCAAATATATTATTAGATTGGAAACTTTGTGATAATATGCTAAGAGAAAAAGCGGATATTAATAAAGTTAAATTAAACTATTCAATTGTAGCACCTAGAATGTACAATGGTAGAATTGAATCTTTGGTTAGTAGAATTACAGGTTTTGCTGATATGATCCAATTAACTCATTTAAAAATGCAACAAGTGCTTTCAAGAATGGTTCCTGATGGTGTTTATTTAGACGCTGATGGTTTAGCTGAAGTTGATTTAGGTAACGGAACAAATTACAATCCACAAGAAGCATTAAATATGTTTTTTCAAACTGGTTCAATAATTGGTAGATCCTTTACTTCTGATGGAGATATGAATCCAGGTAAAGTACCTATACAAGAAATAAATAATAGCGCAGGTGCAAATAAATTAGCGCAATTAATAAGTACGTATAATTATTATATGCAAATGATTAGAGACGCTACAGGTTTAAATGAAGCTAGAGATGCTAGTACGCCGGATAAAAACGCTTTAGTTGGTATTCAAAAACTAGCAGCTGCAAATAGTAATACTGCAACAAGACATATATTACAAAGCGGATTATTTTTAACTGCTGAAACTGCAGAAAAAATATCTTTAAGAATTGCAGATGTATTAGAATATTCACCAACTAGAGATGCGTTTATACAAAGTATTGGAGCCCATAATGTAGGCACATTAGATGAATTAACAGAATTACATTTACATGATTTTGGTATATTCTTAGAATTATCCCCTGACGAAGAAGAAAAACAAATGTTAGAAAACAATATTCAAGTTGCTATAGGTCAAAATAATATTGAACTTGAAGATGCGATAGACATTAGGGAAATAAAAAATGTTAAGCTTGCGAATCAATTATTAAAATTAAGAAGAAAAAAGAAACAAGAAAAAGATATGCAAATACAGCAATCTAATATACAAGCACAAGCCCAAGCAAATGCTCAATCTCAACAGGTTGCTGCTCAAGCAGAAGTACAAAAACAACAAGCATTAACTCAAAGTAAAATACAATTAGAACAAGTTAAATCTGAATTAGATATGCAAAAATTAAGTGCTGAAGCTAATTTGAAAAAAGATTTAATGAATTTAGAATTTCAAATAAATATGGAATTACAGGGTATGCAACAAGCAGCCCAAAAAGATCAAATAAAAACAAAAGAGCAAGAAAAAGCAAAAGCTCAAGCCGCTAAACCTTTTGAATCATCAGGTAATGATGTTTTAAGCGGTAATTTTGGCTTAGGTGCATTTGAACCTAAGTAATATATATAGTGTATAATTTTATAATATTTTATTATGTCAGAAGAAATTAAAGTAAAAGTTATAGATGCGGAAGAACCGTCTATACAAGAAAAAGAAGAAATCGTACAAAAAAATGCTGGATTTGATGAAGAATCTGGTGTGTACAAGGTGGATCTTTCAAAACCACCAGTAATTGAAGAACAACCTAAAGAAGAAACAGATGCCGTTCAAGAGCAAAGCACAGATGAGGTTCCTGTACGCGACGAATCCGAAACTAGCGAAGAAGTGGTCGAAGAAGTACAAGCAGAATCACAAGAGTCTTCCGAACAAGAAGAAGAAGAAGAAATAATATTAGAAGAAATAACAGATGATGAAACCAATACTGACGAGACTACAGTGGTTGCAGAACAAGAAGAAGAGCAAGTTGAACAGGTTGAAGAAACAGAAACTAAAGAAGAAATAGAGTATCCTGAAAACATAATGGACTTGGTTAAGTTTATGAATGAAACAGGTGGTACTTTAGAAGATTATGTAGCATTGAATAAAGACTACGAAAAATTTGAAGACATGTCTTTATTACACGAATACTACACAAAATCTAAGCCTCATTTATCAGCAGATGAAATAAACTTTTTAATAGAAGATAAATTTTCATTTGATGAAGAAATAGATGAGCCAAAAGATATTAAAAGAAAAAAATTAGCGTTTAAAGAAGAAGTTGCTGCGGCAAAAAATCATCTTGAAGGACAAAAAGCTAATTATTATAAAGAAATTAAAGCTGGATCAAGGTTAACACCTGAGCAGCAAAAAGCAATGGACTTTTTTAATAGATACAATAAAGAAAGTGCGGAGCAAGAAAAAATAACACAAACTCAAAGGAATGTGTTCGATAATAAAACTAAATCTTTATTTAACAATCAATTCAAAGGTTTTGAATATAAAGTTGGCGATAAAAGATATAGGTTTAATATCAAAAATGTGAACGAGGTGAAGGAGACTCAGAGCGACATCAATAATTTTGTCAAGAGGTTCTTGAATGAAAAAAATGAAATGAGCGACGCTGCAGGTTACCATAAGTCTTTGTTTACGGCGATGAACGCTGATGCAATTGCAAATCATTTTTATGAGCAAGGTAAAGCAGATGCTATTAAAGCTTCTGTTAAATCTGCGAAAAATATCAACATGGATCCTAGATCCAGTCATCAAGAAATTGAAGTTGGTGGCATAAAAGCGAGAGTAATTAGCGGAGACGATTCGTCAAAACTTAAACTAAAATTAAAAAATTACTAAACTTTTTAAAAAATGGCAACAAACGTTTCATTTTCTGGCCCAGCGGCTGGAAGTATAGTTAGCCCAAGTGCTGTAAAAGCAACATTGGCTTCTAACTATTTAAATTTTCATGGTTCAGGTGGAGGTAACTGGTCACAACAGTACTTGCCTGAATTATATGAGCAAGAAGTTGAAAGATACGGAAATAGAACTGTATCTTCATTCTTAAGAATGGTAGGTGCTGAAATGCCTATGGCTTCTGATCAAGTTATTTGGTCTGAGCAAGGTAGATTACACTTAGCATATAACGCGCAAATTAATCCTGTTACAGGTCTTGTAGATACTATTACTGGTATTGATTCTGGAGCTACTGAAGCACACGCAGTAAGAAAAGGTGCAACAGTGGTAGCAGTTGTTAACAGCATTGTATTTAAAGCTTATGTTACAGCTGGGGTTGAAGCATCAACTTCTCAATTAACAATTAAGCCTTACGAAGCTGAAAACGTAAATGATATTTCAGGTATTCAAGACGATGACAATCAGGTTATTAAATTTTTCGTGTATGGTTCTGAATTTACAAAAGGAACTGCAAGCATGACTGACGCTGTAGAGCCTAGCTTCAAGTCTTTTACTAATAAGCCACTTATTATTAAAGATCACTATGAAGTTAACGGTTCTGATACAGCTCAAATTGGTTGGGTTGAAGTTTCAGGTGAATCTGGACAATCAGGATACTTATGGTATTTAAAAGCAGAAGGTGATACTAGAGTTAGATACGAAGACTATCTAGAAATGGTAATGCTAGAAGCTGAAAAATCTGCTTCAGGTGCTGACGCAGCTGTACCAGATGGATCTGAAGGTTTATTTTCTGCAATCGAAAGTAGAGGTATTGTAGCTACAAATCAATTTGATGCTACTACACCTGCGGTAGATAAACTTCCTGAGTTTGATCTTTTATTAAAAGAATTAGACAAGCAAGGAGCTATTGAAGAAAACATGTTATTCTTAGATAGAGATGCAAATCTTTACTTTGATGATATGCTTGCTGGATTAAACCCAAATATTACAGGTGGTTTATCTTATGGAGTATTTGAAAACTCTGAAGATATGGCACTTAATTTAGGTTTTTCTGGTTTTAGAAGAGGTTCTTATGATTTCTATAAGTCTGACTGGAAATATCTTAACGATAAATCTACAAGAGGATTAATTGGAGGATTAAGCGGTATTCTAATTCCAGCTGGTACATCTTCAGTATATGATCAGCAATTAGGTAAAAACGTCAGAAGACCTTTCTTACACGTAAGATATAGAGCTTCTGAAACTGATGATAGAAGAATGAAATCTTGGATTACTGGTTCAGTAGGTGGAGCATCTACAACTGGTGATGACAAAATGGAAGTTCACTATTTGTCAGAAAGATGTTTAGTGGTACAAGCAGCTAATAACTTTGTATTATTCAACTCTTAATATTTAACATAAGGGACGGGTGCTTCGGCACCCATACCCCTTATATTTAATTTTTATTATATTATATCATGGCAAAAAAGAAAATAGCAGAGGTGGCTGTTGAGGAACCTGTAGTGGTTACCCCACCAAAAAAAGAAAATAAAACTCCTAAATGGGAAATTAAAGATAGGGTTTATGAATTAAGAAGTAATAAAACACCTATTGTATATATTTTAAAAAGCAGGGGTTTATTATGGTTTGATGAAGAGCTGGGTTATGAAAGAGAAATTAAATACTGTGAAAATCAAAAAACAGTATTTCAAGATGAAATGAAAGGACCAGAAAGATTAAGTCATATAATTTTTAGAGACGGACAATTATACGTACCTAAAGAAAAACAAACATTACAAAAATTTCTTTCTTTATATCATCCTGAAAATGGGAAAACATTTATAGAATTCAACCCGGTACAAATCGCAGAGAATGATATTAGTTATTTAGAATTAGAAATTGAAGCTTTAACTGTAGCACAATCAATTGAAGTTGATCAAGCTGAAGCAATATTGAGGACAGAACTAGGAAATAAGGTATCTAGCATGACTTCTAAGGAGCTTAAAAGAGATTTACTATTATTTGCTAGAAGCAACCCTGCGTTGTTCTTAGAATTAGCTACAGATGAAAATATTAATATTAGAAATATTGGTATAAAAGCTACTGAAATGGGTATTATCAAGCTAT